CCCCACCCGGAACGTCCCGTTTGCTTTGACTACTCAGTGTTTGAGAAATCAGTCACTGAGAAGGTACGGTTGGTACAAAATAATAATATAGTTTTTGTGCCTAAGACCACTTTGGTTGATAGAACCATTGCGGTCGAACCATTGTTGAACGGCTATCTTCAGAAAGGTGTCGACGAATTTATGCGTCGTCGCCTCAAGAGGATAGGTCTTGATTTGACGGATCAAACTGTCAATCAAGAACTCGCTCGCCAAGGTAGTTTACCTGGCCAGCAAGATCCGTTCGTTACCATCGACTTATCTAGCGCTTCGGATAGCATTGCTACCGAGGTCGTTAGGTTTCTTCTCCCTCCAGAGTGGTTCGAATTTTTGAACGCTCTACGGGCAAAGAAATACAAGCTTGACGCAGACGAGTTTGTCTACGAAAAGTTTGTGTCAATGGGAAATGGTTTCTGCTTCCCTTTAGAGACGCTGATTTTTGCGTCTGCCTGCCACGTTGTCTCACCAGGCGACTTTATTGTCTATGGTGATGACATCATTGTCAGGCAATCCGTGGCCCGCGAAGTTTTGAGAATTCTTCGCGGTCTTGGATTCAGACATAACCCGGATAAGACCTTTTTACAGGGTCCGTTCCGAGAGTCTTGTGGAGCAGATTGGTACGCGGGTCGAGATATTCGACCATTAACGCTTGACTATGCTCTCGACTCTGTCGAGAACATTATCAAGTTTCATAACCTAACCTTGCGGAAGCCCTTATGGGCTGTCCACTTTGACAAAGTACGCGAGTACTTAATCAGTTTGGTCCCGTCAACCGTACGATTCGAGCGTCCCTTTATTGGGACTATCGACTCGGCGTTTGAAGTACCAATGGATAGGTTCATGACCTCCAAGTACGGCAGGTGGAATCACAAGATTCAAACCTGGTCGTGGCTAGAGATCTGTAGGCAGGCGAGCCCTGACAAGGGCCTTCTGTCTAATGAACGGTATTCTACCGCGTTAATAATGGGTGCGTTGAAGGGTTCACTCTCCAACTGCCCATTCGCGCAACGTCGAAAGACGTCACGAACCATACGACGAATGTCGTATGCGGGGTCCAGTTCAACTTGGACTCCGCCACTCTCTAGCCCGCTAGTGAGTGGTTTGATGACTTGGCATTACCTGAATCAAATGGTATAGCCAAGCACATCAGAGGGACCTTTCTTATCGAAGGTTTAGGGGATAAATTATGCAGGG